TTGTCCTCGAACCCTTTGTCCGCCTGACCCGCCGCATAATTAGACGCCGCCGCCGAACCTTCGTTCCGGGCTATCGTCGCAGCAGTCCGGTCTATGTAGTCTTGGGTCTTCTCTTTAGCACCAATGCCCATTGCGACATCGTCAATTAATGACTCAATGAAACCTTTGTCGTCGTCATCGTCGTCGTTGCTACTACTAGTGCTACTGGTGCTGCTACTGCCGCCGCCGCTGAACAAATCACTCCAAAAACCCATGAGTATCCCCAATAAACTGATTTATGCATGTTTATATCAGCTTTCTTTGAACTTGGCGAGTACGGTTTAGTTTGCAATGAAATTACCCCCGCAATTTTTAGAGGGGGTAGGGGCCCCAATGGAAAAATACCCGAGTGAATTTATAAAACCAACAATATAGAAGGCCGCAGTTCCCTTGCACCCCCCGAAAAAGGGGGGTGGGGTCGGGGCGCGGGGCCGCGCCACGCCGCGCTGCGGCGCAGTAACCCCCAGCAATGCTGCGGTGCAGCGGTCAGCAGCTAGCCATTTTATTTTATAAAACTTGTAATTAATTGTGTTTTACCTGTTGACAATCCCAATTCCACGCCCCATAACTATGTTATGGCCCGTCACTGGGAGGGGCCAGTGTTCAACTAGAAAGGAAAGAACATGACAGCCAAAGCAACGCAACTAGGCCGGATCGCTGAGATCGAAGCCCAAATCAAATCGCTTACAAAAGAGCGTGATGAGCTTCGCGCCGATAGCGTAGCGTTCGGTTATGCGCGGTGGGAATACACCGTTCGTATGAGCGCCCCGTCTCTGGCATGGTGGAAAGAAAACCGCCCCAGCGTTTGGCATAAGTATGCCAAGCAAACTCGCGTCAAGAAATTCGTCGCGGTATAACTCAACAGGGGGCTGCGGCCCCCACCCCTCAACAAGAAAGGAAACAACATGGCCTTACATTATGACATTAAAGACGTGAAGGCGGACTGGAATGATGACGCCATTTGGCCCATCACCAACGCCCTAATCTGGGGCACCATGTCAGTTGCTATGAATAGCATCACTGAGAAAAACTGGCGCGAGTTTTACACCCGCTGCCACATGATCGAGACCATTCACGGGGCGTGGTTGTTCTATGACCACAAACCACGGTTCATCACCCCCGATGACGTTAAGTCTCACATCGGGCTGCACACCAACGCTAGCCAGATGACGAATGCACGGTTCAAAACCAGCATTGACAAGCGGCTGCGGCAGCAGGCTGTTGAGTTGCTGCGTAGATAAAACTTGTGTCCCCCTTGTGCATGGTGTACAAGGGGGTATCTCAATTAGAAAGGAAAAGAGATGGAAAATTTTGAACACACATTGCGCAACTTGGTTTGGCAGTTGATTGAAGAAAAAGTCAAAGCTGAGATTGAAAGCGAAGTTAGAGTGCAGCTACACACCAATACTTCAGAGCAACTCACCTATGAGTCCGAAGAATTTTCGGAAAAAGTCAACGAATTGATCGGGGACTACATAAACTACAACGTGAGTGTCAGCATTGACCACTGCTGAGATCAGAAAACAAAACAGGGTCCGGCTTATCGGCTGGGCCCTGTTATTATTTGGCTGGGTGCTGGTGCTGCTAATATTCATCACCGCTATCCAGTGTTTTGCAACAGGCTTATGCTTTAACTAAGAAAGGAAACAATATGCCACGAACAACATTCGGAAAAACTCGCAAGTCAGAGCAGCCATACGCTACATACGTTAGCCCCTATGGCTGGACATGGAAAGTCTTGAAGACTTACAAGCACTCGAGCGCCGAACGCAGCGACCCCTATGCACGGTGGTTTGTTGCGGCAACGTCACCCCACATGCCCGACGGGCAATATGAGATGGGCGATACATACGCCAGCGAAGTGACGCGCAACGGTGCGCTGATCGACGCTGACCCCGCATGGATGGATGAATACGGCGCACCAGTCATAGGATAACGAACCCCCCGCCCGAGGGATATCGGGCACTTTCCTTTGTTGAGAATGATGGGCCCGGGTGCGAAAGCGCTCGGGCCCATCGGCGCAGGGCGCAGGGCGCAGGGCGCAGGGCGCAGGCCCTCGCTTCGCTCGGGAAAATTTGTCAAGCCGCAGGACGAAAGTGACGCTACGTCACTTTGAAATAAAACTTGTTGACTGCTTGGTTGCTGTGTGCAATCATGAGTTATAGGCAATCCCGCCTATCTCAATAAGGAAAGAGACAATGAGAAAATCTTACGTTCAAGAGCACACGCTCACAGTTTTGGTTGAGATCGATCTTGGTGAAATCGGCACCATGATCGATAGTCTAAACGAATTAGACACCGAACAAGCCGGATCTTACCGCGTTCGGGAATTGATCGGCAAGCTGAAAAGCCTACGCCGCGAAACTGCGGATGACGCGCGTCGTGAGTTCGAGCGCTTGGCACAACAATCTTAATAGGAGGCGGGGGGCTTGGCCCCCCGATTTTTTATGACACATGGATCACCAGCAGATCGCGGCGGGGCCGACGCCTACTACGGCAGGCAGATAGATCCCCACTACTGGCCCGACGGAACGTACAACGGGACACGGGTCGAGCGGGACAAGATGACCCGCACCCAGATCGAAGAATACTTATCCGCCTACGAAGAACAAGATTTCTTCAAAGATTGGGGCGACTAAGCTGGGGGCTTCGGCCCCCTTATGCTTTCATAAAAGCATAACACGGGGCCGCAGGCCCGCAGGGCGCAGGGCGCAGGCCCGCAGGCTACATGAAATAAAACTTGTAACCAGCGCACAATCTGTTATTCTAAACACGTTCAATTAGAAAGGAAACAAACACCATGAAAAGCGCAATCATCTACAACGGGCCTAGCCTCTTGGATGGTCAACCCATTGTCGCCATCGCGACATATTCAAACCGCAACACCAAAACGGGAACGGTCGTGCAAACTTATATCTTATGCCGCGACACAAACCCGCTCGAAGCAAGCAAAACGGGCGCGGATTTCTCTATTTGCGGCGACTGTACCATGCGCGGCGAAGTAACAACGGACCCGCAACGCAAGCAAGCCAAGGGTCGCCGCTGTTATGTTAACCTAGGACAAGGCGTATTGATCGTGTGGAAAGCATACCAGCGCGGCGTATATCAGCCCGGGGATGCCGCCACCATGGGCCGCGGACGGTTCGTGCGCGTCGGCACATACGGCGACCCGGGCGCGGTCCCGTCCCGGGTTTGGGACGAATTGCTAAGTGAAGCGGACACTTGGACCGCTTATTCACATCAGAGCGGATGGCGTCCCGACATCGCGATGCAATCCGCGGACGACCACGCGCAAGCCATCGCGCATTGGAAGAACGGACACCGCACCTTCCGAGTGATCGCGGATCTAGGCGACCTAGACAAGGCGAACGAGGCGCTGTGCCCTGCATCAAAAGAGGCAGGACGCCGCGCACAATGCACCGCCTGCAAACTTTGCAAGGGATCCAGCCTAGCAAAATCAATTGCGATAGTAGAACACTAGACCAGAGGGCCACGGCCCTCTTTTCTTTTGCCCCAGCGCATAGTATTATACGCGAGGACGCAGGGCCGCAGGCACACGCGCCTCTAAAATAGGGCGCAGGCCCTCGAACAAAGACGCAGGGCCGCAGGTCCGCAGGACGCAGGGCGCAGAGCACCCTTTTTCCAGCACCTCGGGCCCCTGATCCCCCCCAAATAAAACTATATCACGCTCCTTGGCCCTCTTTACTAAGAAGAAACTCGACCCTCCGCGAGCGTAATATGCCATGTGCCAAGCAATTTGATGAGGCGAGATATTTACCCGCGTACCTTTGCTTACCTTGAGTTCAAGCCAGAACGGAAGGCCGTCCCACAATAGGTGTACATCAGGCACACCGCCACCGTGCTTGTTCTCAATCCTCGTCGCGAAGCAATTCTTGGGCAGGTTCGACCTGATCGATTGCCAAAAGTTCGCCTCCGGTCCCTTGCTCATCCGGTGTGATATCCTTTGCTGTGCCATCGATCACAAAGGCTTGGGGGTACTGCTTTTGCAGCGCCGCCAAACGAGAGGTGATCTCATCCCTTGACATCTGATCTATGGAGTTGATTTGTTCTCGCCTATCAACAGTCAAGCCGCCCAGAGCAGCGCGGATTTTTTCTGCGTTGATAGCGGCGGAGAATTGACCCGCGTCCTCCGCACCAAGAGACAGTTGATGCAGCCGTTCGAGTTGCCCGATAGTGGTCACACCATACCGTCTCTCTCGCTCGGTTCGAAGCTCCTGCACATATTCCAGAACGTGTGGGTAGTCTCTGCCATTCAGCAACACTGATGCCTGCTTGGATGCCACGTCAGTGGAGTATCCTGCTTTCCTTGCACACTCAGCGTTGGAGTATATACCTTCTACTATATGTCTAGCAAAAGTTTTCTGGCGGTTTGTTAGCTGTCTGCCGTTGATTTTTTCTACTGCTGCCATGTCTTCCTCGTTGTGCCTTGCCAACAATTTATACCAAGCGAAAGTGTTTGACAACTTTCCTATATAGGGGATTTTTTCCAGAGAAGTGTATCCAAACGTAACCTGTTGTATCCAGTCTTGGGCTGTACGAGGCATATAAATAAGGGTGGGATACGTTTGGATACGGTGGATACGGTAAATTCGGATGAAAAAAAATAAAAAATAAAAAATCTCTGGAGAATGCGCTATAGTGTAACTCAGGTCCGAGAGCCGAGGTTCTTGACAACTGCACCGATATGCTATAACTTGCATGTGTTCAACAAGTAATCAAGGAAGGAAATAGTTATGTCTACTTTTACATTTACATGGCGCGAGGAAGAGGACGGTGATTTTTTCACTGTTGAGATACGTGCGTCTGACAAGGATGCCGCGCTTTCCAAGTGGTTGGATTATTGTGACGGGTATTGGGACACTAATAATTTGGTGTATTACGAGTGCATCGAGGGTACGAAAGACGATGTGAAATTGCCTATAGATTATCAGGCGGGTCGTGAGGCGGCGAGTGCTGATATGTTGGTTGAAGGTTTTGATCTTCACACGGCGCTAAGATCTTTTGAGGAGGATCCTGCGGACAGCCCGTATCAAGAGGGTTACTTGCGCGAGTTAGAAGAGGCGGTGTCGGGTCATGCCTAATCATTGTTATCAGAATGTGTCTATCATTGGACCAGAGCCGTTGGTTCGTGCGTTAAGTTTTGACCTTTCCAACTTTTGTTCGCTGGTTAAGCCGATGCCATTGGAGGTGTATAACGATCACTTAGGTGACGTGCCTGCGTGGTATGACTGGCGTGTAAAGAACTGGGGAACCAAGTGGGATTTGTGTGAGGTTGATAACGTTCGCTGTGTGAACAGTGACGTTGAGTCATTAATTTTGGAGTTCAAGTGTTGGACTGCGTGGTCCCCCCCTGTCCCTGTG